CGAAAAAAACCAAGCTCAGTATAATCCAAGCTGGGCAAAGAGCAGTTGAGGAATTAATAAAGGTAGCTAAAGAACCTATAGTAGATTCAGGTGATGATATAACTGCTGATAGATTAAAGAATGCTGCCGCTACAAAGAAGCTAGCTATATTTGACGCTTTTGAAATACTAACACGTATTGAAGAAGAAAAAAGTATGATAAATGAAAGTGGTAATACTAAAGAAAAATCTTTTAAAGGTTTTGCAGAAGGAAGATCTAAGTGATGTACGAACAAACATTAGTAAAGACTCTCGACAATTATATAAAGCCGGGTATTATAAAGAAAAATAACAGATACAAGAAGTGGAGTTATGGTTATGATCCTGAACATGATATAGTCATTATCAGCAGAGATGGTACTCTAGGTGAAGTTATACAGATACAAAACTTAGTTATAGGATTACCTTTGGAACCCGAAAAGGTATATAAACGTTCTAATAAAAAGCAAGAGCAAAAGTGGGAGAAATTAGATTATCCTAAAGAGCTTTTAAAAATAAAAAGCGTATTTGATTGGGATAAATACCCTAATGCGTTTAAAGAAAAATGGTATGATTATATTGATGAAGAGTTTAAGAGAAGGGAGCAAGGTTTTTGGTTTAAAAACAATGGTAATAGCAATTATATTACTGGTACTCACTATATGTTCTTGCAGTGGTCCAAGATTGATGTTGGGGCAGCAGACTATAGGGAATCAAATAGATTATTCTTTATCTTCTGGGAAGCTTGTAAAGCGGATATACGGTGTTACGGAATGTGCTATCTTAAGAACAGACGGTCAGGTTTCTCTTTCATGGCGTCAAGCGAGACAGTTAACCTTGCTACAATATCCACAGATTCAAGATTTGGCATTTTATCAAAGTCAGGACAAGACGCTAAAAAGATGTTTACTGATAAGGTCGTCCCCATCTCAGTTAATTATCCCTTCTTCTTCAAACCAATCCAGGACGGTATGGACAGGCCAAAGACAGAACTCGCGTATAGGGTACCAGCGTCGAAACTTACAAGAAAAAAACTCGACGAGGGTATTGCATCAGAGGAGAAGCAGGGTCTCGACACAACAATCGACTGGAAGAACACCGGGGACAACTCGTATGATGGTGAAAAACTAAAGATACTAGTACACGATGAAAGTGGTAAATGGGAAAGACCTGACAACATACTAAACAACTGGAGAGTTACAAAAACATGTTTACGTTTAGGTAAAAAAATAGTGGGTAAGTGTATGATGGGTTCGACATCAAACGCTTTAGACAAAGGTGGTGCTAATTTTAAAAAATTATATTATGCTTCAGACGTCAGGGAGAGAAACCGCAACGGACAGACTAGCTCAGGACTATATAGTTTGTTCATACCTATGGAATGGAATTACGAAGGATTCATCGACGCTTATGGAGTACCTGTATTCGATACGCCAAGTGAAAAGGTTATCGATCCAACAGGTGAATTAATACTTACAGGAGTAATAGAGCATTGGGAAAATGAAGTTGATGGTTTAAAAAATGATCAAGACGGATTAAATGAATATTATCGTCAGTTTCCAAGAACTGAAAAACACGCTTTTAGAGACGAAGCTAAATTATCTTTATATAACTTAACTAAAATATACGAACAAATAGATTACAATGAAGAAGTTAAAAATAAAAGCTTAGTTACAAGAGGTAGTTTTCAATGGAGAGGTGATGTAAAAGATACGGTTGTAGAGTTTAAACCAAACAATAACGGTAGATTTTATGTGTCTTGGATTCCATCTATGAATTTACAAAACAATGTTATTGTAAAGAATGGTCTTAAATATCCTGGTAGTGAGCATATAGGTGCTTTTGGATGTGATAGCTACGATATATCAGGTACAGTTGATAAAAGAGGTTCCAACGGATCTTTACACGGTTTAACTAAGTTCAATATGGATAACGCTCCATCTAACATGTTTTTTCTTGAGTATATAGCTAGGCCACAAACTGCTGAAATATTTTTTGAAGACGTGCTCATGGCTTTGCATTTCTATGGTATGCCAATACTAGCGGAGAATAACAAACCAAGACTGTTATATTATTTAAGAAGAAGAGGTTATAGAAACTTCTCAATAAATAGACCTGACAAAGCGTACAATAAATTATCAGTAACTGAAAAAGAAATTGGTGGTATACCAAATTCAAGCGAGGATATAAAACAAGCTCACGCAGCTTCTATTGAAACATACATAGAAGATCACGTTGGTTATACTGGCGAAGGTTATGGTCAAATGTATTTTCAAAGAACACTAGAAGACTGGGCAAGATTCAATATAAACAATAGAACAAAGCATGATGCTACAATAAGTTCTGGACTCGCAGCTATGGCTTGTAATAAAAATAAATATTCACCGGTTTATAAAGTTCAAAAAAATAAAGTACAACTATCATTTAACCGATATGATAACAATGGAAGTATTTCAAAAATAATAAAATAAATGATTTATACTAACACAAACAGTTCTTTCCCTAGTCAGGTAGTACCAGACTCAGAAAAGCAAAGCTTAGAATATGGCTATGCTGTAGGTAGAGCTATTGAAGACGAATGGTTTAAAGGTGATAGAGGAACTAATATTGGCGGTAGATTTGCAAGTAATTGGCAATACTTTCACAAGTTAAGACTTTATGCTAGAGGAGAGCAGTCTGTTCAAAAGTACAAAGATGAGTTATCTATAAATGGTGACTTAAGTTACTTAAACCTAGACTGGAAACCTGTAGCTGTATTATCTAAGTTTGTTGACATCGTTGTTAACGGTATGACAGATAAGGGTTATGAAATAAAATCATTTGCATCAGATCCGTTTGCTGTAAAAGAAAGAACACAACACGCTACTGATTTAGCTGAAGATGCTTTTTCACAAAACATAATACAAGAAGCACAACAAAACTTTGGTATAGATTTAAGTAGAACTAATGTACCAGCTGATCAATTACCAAAAAGTAAAGAAGAACTAGAACTGCACATGCAGTTGACATATAAACAAGCTATAGAAATAGCTGAAGAAGAACTTATAAATAACGTATTAGATTATAATAAGTACGAGGAGGTTAAAAAAAGAGTGGCTTATGATTTAGTCGTACTTGGTGTTGGTGCTAGTAAAACTGATTTTAATTTAGCTAACGGGGTTACTGTTGATTATGTAGATCCAGTTAATTTAGTACACTCTTACACTGAAGATCCAAACTTTGAAGATATATACTACGTAGGCGAAGTAAAAAGTGTACCATTAGAAGAGGTTAAAAAGCAATTTTCACACCTTACAGATAAAGATCTTATAGAGATACAGCAATATCCTGGCGACTCAAACTATACCAGAAACTTCAATGGTCAAGACAGTAGTTATGATAACGTTCAGGTTCTTTATTTTGAATACAAGACTTATAGTAATCAAGTATTTAAAATAAAACAAACAGATCAAGGGTTAGAAAAGGCTCTAGAAAAAGATGACAGTTTTAACCCGCCAGAGAGTGATAATTTTAATAGAGTTAGTAGGTCTATAGAGGTATTATATAGTGGTGCTAAAATACTAGGTTATGACAAAATGCTTAAATGGGAACTAGCAGAAAATATGACCAGACCTTTTAGTGATCAGACTAGGGTTAATATGAACTACACTATATCTGCTCCTAGAATGTACAAAGGTAGAGTTGAGAGTATAGTTAGTAAGACTATTGGTTTTGCTGATATGATACAGTTAACTCACTTGAAAATACAACAAGTGCTAGCGCGTATGGTACCAGATGGTGTTTTTGTTGATGTTGATGGATTGGCTGAGGTTGATCTTGGTAACGGAACAAACTACAATCCGCAAGAAGCTCTTAATATGTATTTTCAAACTGGTAGTATAGTTGGTAGATCACTAACACAAGATGGTGACCCTAATAGAGCTAAAGTACCTATACAAGAATTACAAACATCGTCAGGTATGAGCAAAATACAAGCGCTTATACAGACTTATCAGTATTACTTACAAATGATAAGAGATGTAACAGGACTTAATGAAGCTAGAGACGGTAGTCAACCAGCAAAAGATTCTTTAGTTGGTTTACAAAAACTAGCAGCGGCTGCTTCAAATACAGCGACTAAACATATACTTCAGTCATTAATGTATATCACTGTTAGAATATGTGAAAATATAAGTCTAAGAGCAGCTGATATGTTAAACTTCCCTTTAACTAAAAACGCTTTAATGAATTCAATAAGTAGCTTCAACGTGAATACGCTTGAGCAGATTGAGAAACTAAATATGCACGAGTTTGGTATATTCTTAGATTTAGAGCCTGATGAAGAGGAGAAGCAAATACTAGAGAGAAACATACAAATAGCATTGCAGTCTGGAGGTATTGATCTTGAAGACGTTATAGATTTAAGGCAGATATCCAATATCAAGTTAGCTAATCAAATGCTTAAAATAAAACGTAAGCAAAAAATGGAAGCTGACAAGCAGGCGCAGATGCAAAACATACAAGCGCAAGCGCAGGCAAATGCTGAGTCCGCTGAAAAAGCCGCTATGTCTGAAGTGCAGAAGCAACAAGCGTTAGCTCAAACAACTCTTCAAATAGAACAAGGCAAATCTCAGTTTGAAATGCAACGCATGCAGGCTGAAGCTCAAATTAAGAAAGAGCTTATGGCAGAAGAGTTTAATTATAATATTCAGTTAGCTAAAGCAAGGGCTGATGCTGAAAAAGTAAAAGAAAAAGATATAGAAGATCGTAAAGACGAAAGAACTAGAATACAAGCTACACAGCAGTCAGAGCTTATAGCACAACGTCAGAACGATGAACTACCTAAGAATTTTGAGTCGTCAGGTTTTGACTCACTAGGCGGATTTGGATTAGAACAATTCGACCCTAGATAAAAAAACTTTATTAATTTTATATTATTAT